TGTATACTTGAACCATGACCTGCGCAAACTGTTCGATTGAACTCGAGCCTCAGACTGGTGGCGGCGCTCGCAGACTTTACTGCTCAAAGAAGTGTCGCAATGAAGCGAACTGGCTGAAGAATAAGCAAGGCCCTTTCTCGGGCAACTGTCTGCGCTGTGGCAAACCTTGGACTAATCCAAAGATGCATCAGAAGTTCTGCTCTTATGAGTGTCGCTATGCCGACAACTTGGAAAGAGCTAACCAGCGCTATGCCGACTTTCGAGAAGCCAACCCTTTGCCTGAGCTTTATCACTTCACCTGCGATCTTTGCGCGGTTGAGTTCTCTAAGCCTTATCAAGTCAAGGGCATTGCTGTTCAGCGCGGTGTCTATTGCGAGGACTGCCGACCTGTTGCCCAATCAATGCGCTATCGCCTCAAGACTGTAAAGCGCCAGTCGCAGACTACTCATGCTAATCGCATTGCTCATGAGCAACTTGCCGAGCGAGATGGCTTGAACTGTTACCTTTGCAATGAGGTTATTGATATGGCTTTGCCTCGCACCTCGAAGATGGGCGCAACCATTGACCATGTTGTTCCTCTTAGTCGCGGAGGCCTGGATGAACTGGACAATTTGAAGCTCGCTCATTGGACTTGTAATCTTGCTAAATCAAACAAGTTAGTTGAGGAATTGAATGGCTAATCCAGGTAAGTCACCAGAACTAAAGGCCCTGCTCGGATCGCGTAGCAACACTAACTTGCCTGAGCCAAAGGTTATGCAAACCGCTGGCGCAATCCCTGAACCCCCTCGGCGCTTGGAAGAGTCTGGACTTGAGCTGTGGAACATGGCTTGGCAACTTGGCTGGATAAGCCAGAAGGCAGACATCACCGCCCTGTCTTTGCTTTGTGAGCGACTTGATGAGCGCGACCTGCTTCGCTCTTATGTCCTAGACAACCCTGATGCTTGGAGAGAGAGGGCTGGTTTGCGGAAACTGGAAGATTCGATTGAGGCGAGCCTAAAGACTTTGTTACTGAATCCTGCTGATCGCTTGAAGGCTGGTGTCGCTGAGGCCAAGGCTAAGTCTAAGTTTGAGGAAATGGTGGCTGCTCGTGCCAGTGGCAACCTCTAGTTGGCCTCCTCGCTGGCTAACCCCAGTTGATGAGGATGCGATTGAGCGCGGTGATGGTGATTATGTCTGTCACTTTGCCGACAACTTTGGTCTGATTACTAAGGACTCTGTTTCAGGTCGCGCCGGTGAGCCTTTGAAATTGCGCCCTTGGCAGCGCGAGATTGTCAAGCGAGTCTTTGCTAGGGATGAAGATGGCGGTCTAACTCACCGAGTGAGCCTTATCGGAATTGCGAGAAAGAATGGCAAGAGCGCCTTGGGTTCTATCATAGCCGCTTCAGCTTTGCTAGACCCTCGCTCGCAAGGTGCGGAAATCTATTCGGTGGCAGCCGACCGCCAGCAAGCGCGCATTGTGTTTGAGGAAACTAAGCGCCTCATTGAAGGCTCGGAGTTGCGAGAGCATTGCACTATTTACCGCGATTCAATCCATGTGCCAGCAACTAACAATGTCTATCGAGTCTTATCTGCGGATGCCCCTCGCCATGAAGGTCTTTCGCCGACATTGGTTCTCTTCGATGAACTACATGCCCAGCCAACTAGAGCGCTGTTTGATGTTATGTCACTTGCTCAGGGTGCGCGAGGTAAGGCGGCAACAATGGTTGCCATCTCAACTGCTGGTTTGCGCCTAGAGAGCCAGACTGGAAATGACTCAATCTGTTACAGCCTCTATAACTATGGCAAGCAGATTTGCTCAGGCGAAGTTCTTGACCCTAGTTTCTTTATGGCTTGGTATGAGTCGGATGCCGATGCTGATCACCGCTTGCCTGAAACTTGGGCTGCTGCTAATCCTGGCATGGATGACATCTGCGCTCTTAGCGACTTTGAGTCAGCTGTGAAGCGAACACCCGAAGCCGAGTTCCGAACTAAGCGCTGTAACCAATGGGTAAACAGCAAGATGGCTTGGTTGCCAGCCGGTGCTTGGGATGCGCTCGCTGAGGATTGGGAGATGACCGCAGACACCGAGTATGTCCTCGGCTTCGATGGTTCTTGGTCTGGTGACTCAACTTCTATTGTTGCGGTTGCCTTGCCGACTGAGGAGGGCGAGCCTTACCGAGTGAAGCGAGTTGCTTCTTGGGAAAAGAACTTCGCAATCGATGATGACTCCTGGCGAGTCAGCAAAGATGAGGTGACAGCCTTCTTGATGAAGTTTCACACCGAGTTCCCTCGAATGCGCGAGATGGCCTGTGACCCTTCTTACTGGTTTGATGAGTTACTTCTATGGCAAGAGTCCGGCATCCCTGTGGTGATGTATCGCAACTCGCCTGAGCGAACTGTGCCAGCGACCTCAAAGCTGATGGATGGCATCATGACTGGCAAGATAGTTCATGATGGTGACCCTGCCCTGTCGCGCCATATCGATAACTGCATCTTGAAGATTGACCCTCGCGGTGGTCGAATTACCAAGGATTACAAGCAGCCAAAACTCAAGGTTGACAATGCTATCGCTTTGATGATGGCTTATGATAGGGCTTCGGCTAGAATGGAAGAGGAGATTGTTCCGCAGTTTTTCTTTTAGGCAGGTATGATGGCTAACTTCTTTGATAGATTCAAGCGCGAAGATCGCGCCCTCTCCTTCCAGACTGTTTGGGGAATGGGTGGCGATGTTGTCATGGGCAACCAATCCAATACCCGAGTGGATGCCAAAACTGCTTTCTCACTTATCCCAGTCTTTAGCGCAATCAGCCTAATCTCGGACACTATTTCAACTCTGCCAGTTGATGCCTTCCAGCGCATCGATGGCAACCGCAAGCCTTACCGCCCACGCCCAAGTTGGGTAGACCAGCCAGATGTCGACCAGACTCGCTCAGGTCACTATGGCTCTGTTCTTGTTTCCCTGCTTATTTGGGGCAATGCTTATGTCCGCATCTTCCGCAACAGCAAGGGTGAGGTTGTCAATCTTGTAGTGCTTGACCCTCAGAAGATGGAAGTCACTCGCTCGGCTATCGGAAGCAAGCTCTTTCACTATGAGGGCGAAGCGACCGCGCTAACTACCGAGGACATTGTTCACCTAACTGACCTGCTAGAGCCTGGCGCAATTAAGGGCATTAGCCGAGTAGAGCGCTTGCGCGAAGCACTAGGTTTGGGAATCGCCCTGCAAGACTTCGCGGCTACCTTCTTTGGTCAGGGTGTCACCGGCTCGCTTGTTGCTGAAGTCCCTGGCAATCTAACCCCTGATCAGGCTCGTCAGTTGTCGGACTCGATGTCTAACCGTCATGGCGGTTGGCGCAAGTCTGGCCGCGTGCCGGTGCTTACTGGTGGCGCAACCATCAAGGACATCTCTATCCAGAATGACCAGAGCCAGTTCATTGAGTCGCGCCGATTCTTTGTCGAAGAGGTTGCTCGCCTATTCAATATCCCTCTAAGCATGATGGATGTTCCTGGTTCGACCAGTTATGCATCTGTTGAACAAAATGCGATTCAGTTTGTAACTCACACCCTGCGCCCTTTCATTGAAAAGATTGAATGGTCTTACTCTCGCCTTCTACCTGAGCAAGCCTTCTTGAAGTTTAATGTCGATGGTTTGCTTCGCGGTGACTTCAACAGCCGAATCTCTGCCTACTCAACTGGCTTGCAGTCTGGCTTCATGAGCATCAATGATGTTCGCCGTATCGAGGACTTGACCCCTGTTGATGGTGGCGATGTCTACCGAGTGCCACTAGCCAATGTCAACCTTTCGGCTGCTAACTTGCCAGAGCAAGAGGGTAAGATTTCAATGGCTCAGAAGTTGATTGCTGTCGGTTTCGATCCTGCTGCTGTGCTTGCTTTACTTGGCTTGCCACCTGTCGCTCATACTGGTGTGCCTTCGACTCAGTTGCAGGGAGTCAACACCATTGACCCTGAGAACCCTGCTTCAGTTTATGGGGTCTAATGGCTATAACCACAGGGCAATTAACAGTTCTTGATGCAACACCAGTGCAACTGGACACCAGTTCGGTTAGCAACTTCAAGTTGATGATTCACAATATGAGCAACACCGACAATCTCTATATAGGCAACTCAACTGTTACCCCTACAACTGGTCTTGAGGTTCACAGCCACAACTATATAACCCTTGACTGCCAGCCTAATGATCAGGTCTTTGTCTGCTCAAGTAATGGTTCTCACACTCTCTCTTGGATGAAGATTCAGTAATGCCTATCAATCAGGATGCGCCAGAGTATATGCAAGCTGCTGCCAAGCAGGGCTTGAAATACTATGAGCAGGGTTTAGCTGGTGATGGTCTTGTTGGTCGCACCGTAACTGAGGCTCGCCTTATGGCTGATGGCAAGGTGAGCGATGACAAGTGGATTCGCATTGCTGCTTGGATTGCTCGACACCTGCCAGACCTAGACTCGCCTAATGCTGATCCGCAGTCAGACAACTATCCTTCGGCTGGTGTTGTCGCCCATTTGCTTTGGGGGTCAGGGCCATCTAAGACTGCCGCCGAGCGCGCACTAACTTATGCCCAATCGGTAGTTGATAGAATTAGAAAACAAGAAGAAAGTCAGAGAATGGTAGAAAACCGCGCAACTCCAGATGAACTAGCAACCGGTGACTTTGTTGCTTGGCTAGTGGAAACTGAATCCTATGCAGGGCAGGTTGTGTCAGTAGATGGCGCAACTACCATTGTCCGCATCTGGGATGAAGATGATGAGTGCGACTGCTGCGAAGACTGCTGGGAACAAGGCGATCTAGATGTTGTGGTTGCTACCGAAGCAATCCAGCCAATCGAGCCTCTGATGATTTGTGACTGTGAAGCAATGGCTATGCCTCTTGCTGGTTCGACTGTAATCCCAACTCGGGACAAGTGGATTCGCGCGGCTTGGAAGATTAAGGCAAAACTTGAAGGCCATGAAGAGCGCGCACTAGGCAAGGGCGAGATTCGCACCAACCATATCGAACTCCGCGCAGAAGGCGATGGTCGCACCTTCACCGGCTATGCGGCAGTGTTCAATGAGCCAAGCCTCCCGCTACCATTTACCGAGATTGTTCAGCCTGGTGCTTTCAAGCGCTCACTACAGTCACGCAACCGCATGATGTTGCTTTGGAATCATGACACCTCAAACCCTCTAGCCTCAACTCGCAATGGTTCGCTTCAGATGGTTGAAGATGCTCGCGGTCTAAAGGTCACAGCAACCCTGCCAGATACTACCCTTGGGCGCGACATCGCTGAGTTGGTTCGCACAGGTGTTGTCGATGCCATGAGCTTCGGCTTCTCAGTCAAGCGCGACTCTTGGTCAGCCGATGGGAACACTCGCTACCTCGAGGATGTTTCTCTTTATGAAGTAAGCCTTGTTTCAACCCCTGCTTATGAGCAGACCTCTGGCACAGTATCGGTTCGATCAACTGATGGCTTGTCGGCAGATGCTCTAGCGGTTGCGCTTCAGAAGTTGGAAGAGGGCGAAGAGTTGGATGCCAGCCAGAGCGAAATGATGAAGGATGTCATCGAGCGCCTATCTGGTAAGGTTGAAGAACCAGAGGGCGATGTTACTGCCCTTTACAAGAAGAAGCTAGTTCTAGCAGAGATGGGCAACTAATGGCTACCAAAGAAGATATCGCAATCGCTATTGCTGTCGTCAAGGAAATTGCTGGCAACCCAGACTCAGGCGCAATCAAAGAACTAATCGACCTCCTAGACTCCAGCACCGCGCCCAAAGAAGTGCGCGTAGTTGCTGCGAAGGAAACTCGCTGAACTAACCTGCGAGTTTACCCCCTGAGAGTTTTTCCCTTTCGCTCGGGGGGTTTTCCTTTACCCTGAAGCGACTATGTAGAATAGTTACAGGTTCAGAGTTTGCTCGGCCTCTAGTCTGTTCAGCGTCAGCGCGGCGGAATCCCTATTCAAACAAACAAAGGAATGACTTATGTCAGAGTTCATCAAGAACCAGGCAGAAGTTCGCTCAAACCTTATCGCACAGATGCGCGAAGTTATTGACTTCGCCGATGCCGAGAAGCGCGGACTAACTGCCGAAGAAACCCAGAAGATTGACCGCCTAGAGGCAGACATCGCACAGCGCGATGCTTCAATTGCAACCGCACAGCGAGTCGAAGAGCGCGCAGCGCAGGCTTCAGAGGCTGCTGCTTCATTCGCACCATCAACTGCTTCAGTATCAGGCGATGCAGATGTCCTTCGCTCAATCGCTCGTGGCGAAATCCGCGGACACGAGTTCGCTCGCGAAGCTCGTGCAGCGCTAGTGCCTAGCTCGAACACTGTGGGCCCTAGTTTTTACGCGAGAGTATTCGAAATCGCCCAGCTAGTCGGACCGCTTTTGACCACCTCAGAGATCTTCTCAACCACCTCGGGCGAGAACCTTGTTATCCCAACCGTAACCGCAACCTCATCAGCAGGTTCAGTTGCAGCTGGTTCAGCAATCTCAGAGAGCAACCCAACCTTCTCGTCAATCACCCTTGGCGCTGAGAAGTATGGTGCGCTTGTATCACTCGCCTCAGAGCTTGTTGCAGATGCCGGCTTCGACATCACCGCATACATCGCTCAGGAACTAGGTAAGTCAATCGGTCTACAGACCAACTCAGTTCTAACCTCTAAGTTGGTTGCTGCTGCTGGTTCTGCTGTTACTGGTGGAACTGGTGTATCAGGCGCTGCTTCATACAGCGACCTGATCGACCTTGTTTACTCGGTAGATGGTTCTGCTCGTCAGCTTCCTTCTGCTGGTTTCCACATGGCAACCACCGCAATCGCTTCAGCTCGCAAGCTAAAGGATGGCGCAGGTAACTACATCTGGACTAACTCAGCAGTTCCTGGTCAGCCAGCAACCCTCCTAGGCTTCAATGTCTATGAGAACCCTGCAATGGCAGCCGTAGCAGTTGGCGCGAAGTCAGTTGTATTCGGTGACCTAGCATCATTCAAGGTTCGCATCGCTGGTGGTGTTCGAGTTGACCAGTCGGTTGACTACGCCTTCAACAACGATGTCGTGACCTACCGTGGTCTAACTCGCCTAGATGGCGGACTGGTTCACGCCAGCCACATCAAATATTTCAAGGGAGGGGCCTCATAGTAGGTTCTGCTTTCTAGAAAAAGCGACTGGGTCGGTAGTGCGTAGGCTACCGGCCCAGTTTTTTCATTTCCCTGATGCGCCATTCCATAACAAACAAATCGCTCTTAGATCGGTTGCAAGGTAAACAGGCTGCCGCAAGGTTTCCAATAGAGTGCCGACCATTTCTTTGAATCGGCTGAACATGGTCTATCTCAATGCGATCCTTCGACTGGCAGTAAATACAATTCATCCTCTGCATCCGCAAATAGTCTTTGCGAGTTACTAACCTTTGCTCAACCCCCTTGAGCTTCGCATATCTTCTTTGAGCATTAGCAATAAATAGCTCAGGATTTTTTGCATATGAGCGCTGATTTATCTGATGAACAGTTTGCTTGTTGCGCCTAGCCCAATCCCTTTTGCGAGCATTGACTAAATCGCGATTCGCATCTTCATACTTGCGCCGAGTTTCTTTACCCTTTGCATAGTTCTTTTTCTTAGATTGCTGATTAGTTTGTTTGACTTTATCTGGATTCGCCAGGCGATAGGCTAAGCCCCTTGCTAACAAGCAGACTTTGCAATAAGCAGCTTTGCCATCATGGCTTCGCTTATTGTTATGGAAATCATCAACTGACTTGATTTGCTCACAGTCAGGACAGCGCTTATTATTAGTCATATCAAACTCCTTAGATAGTTTGGTCATGCCCCTGGATGTTTCCGCATCGCAGGGGTTTTTTGCTACTATAAGACTACTACGAAAGGGAACAAATGGCGAAGCCTAAAATCGAAGGTCTTATCTCTGTCTGGTCTAACTCACCTGATCAACCAACAGGCTATGGGCAACAAGCCGGCTATCTAGTTGACCGCCTAAAGCGCGATGGCGCAAAGGTAGCAGCCTTATCCAACTATGGACTTGAAGGCAACCTAAGCACTCACCAGACTAAGTTTGGTAGCATCCCTCACTATCCGCGAGGCTCTGAAGCCTACTCGAATGATGTCGGCCCTATGCACCATGCTCACTTCAAAGCACAGCACCCTGACTTGCCAGCCGCTCTTATCGGTCTTTATGACTGCTGGGTTATTCAGGGTAAGCAGTGGGAAAAGGTCAATATGGGTTGGTGGACTCCGCTTGACCATGTGACTATGCCCCCGAAGGTTGAGGCTTTTCTAAAGCATAGTCATGTGACACCTATTGCTATGGCCCCGAATGGTGTGCGCCAGATGGAAGCCAAGGGTATTGACTGCGAGTATGTGCCTCATGGCATTGATACCAAGATTTATAAACCAACAGTAACCATCGAGGGGCAACCTGCTCGCGACTATATGGGGCTGAAGGATGAGTTTGTGGTTGGCATGGTTTCAGCTAACAAAGCTTCTGGGCTGATTCATCGCAAGGCTTTCAGCGAAAACCTGCTTGCCTTTAGCATCTTTCGTCAGCGATACCCTGATGCTGTGCTTTATATGCATACTGATCCGCTTGGAACTCAGGGCGGTTGGCAGTTGCTTCCTATGCTTGCCCAGTTTGGTATCCCTAAAGAGGCTGTCATGTTTCCGCCTTTTGTTGACTACCGCTATGGCATGAGCCAACAAACCTTGGCTGGGCTTTATTCAGCTATGGATGTTTTACTTGCACCTTCGTATGGCGAGGGCTTTGGTATCCCTACGATTGAGGCTCAGGCTTGTGGCACTCGGGTGATTGGCTCTAGCTGGGGTGCAACCCCTGACTTGCTGGCTGATGACTCTTGGATGGTTGAGGGGCAGCCTATGTGGGATGCTGGGCAAAATGCTTTGTGGCAGATGCCCCTTGTGCCTTCGATTGTCAATGCACTTGAGGAGGCTTATCAAGCTGAGCGAGGAACTAGTCAGGTTGCCATTGATTTCGCTAAACAGTTCGATGTCGAAACTGTCTGGCAGAAGCATTGGTTACCAGTCATCGGTCGCTTGCTAGAGAAGTCGAATAAATAAAAATGACTTTTATGAATATCTTTAAACTAGTTTTGGTTTTCTCTTGATTCCGGTTCTTGGTTTCTGCACTTTGAAGAGGTTTGATCTTGCTGATAGGTTGTTGCGCTCTATTGATTATCCTGTTGAGCATCTGGTTATCATTGACAACTCGGGGCTAGGCTCAACCGGTTACAAACCTAAGAAGCCTGATTCTGTTAAACACCTGTGGACTCTCAGGATGCCCTTTGGGCTGGGTTTGGTTGGTGCTTGGAATCTGATTATCAAAGCAACTCCTTATGCCCCCTATTGGCTTTTGGTGAATGATGATGCCTATTTTGAGGCTGGTGCTTTGGAGAAGATTGCCAGCGAGGTAGACACTCAGGCTCTGAACTTCTTGCAGATCAACACAGCCTGGTCTGCGGTTGTTTTCGGCGAGGGCATGATTGACAAGGTTGGGCTTTATGATGAGCGCTTTTATCCGCTCTACTTTGATGACAATGACCTAGAGCGCCGAGTGCGTCACCATGGTGTGCCTATCAAGACCATTGATGCGGTTGTTCACCATGACAACAGCTCCACTCTAAACAGCGGTTATCAGCAAATGAATCATCGGAGTTTCGGAGCTAACTCGCGCCTGTTCGATGAGAAGCAAATGGATGGTGATTTCAGCCAAGGTGGTTGGACTCTCAAGACTCGGAGGAATAACCGATGGGATTAACTGTTTACACTGGCGGCTCTTTTGACTTGTTCCATTCTGGCCATGTTGCTTTTCTGAAGCGGTGCAAGGAACTAGGTGGCAGGGTTGTGGTCAGCCTAAATACTGATGAGTTTATTCTTGCCTATAAGGGCAAGGGTCTGGTGATGAATTATGCCGAGCGCGCTGCTGTGTTGCTAGGGTGCAAATGGGTTGATGAGGTTGTTCCCAATATTGGGGGCGCAGATAGCAAGCCAGCGATTGAGATGGTGAAGCCTGATCTAGTTGTGATTGGGTCAGACTGGGCTAGGCGCGACTACTATTCCCAGATGGGCTTTGACCAAGACTGGTTAGATGAGCGAGGCATTGGGCTTGTTTATATTCCTTACACCGCTGGCATCAGCTCAACCGAGATAAAGGCAAGACTAGCCAAGCGATAGAATAGAAGCATGATTACAAATGGCTATTCGACTCTTGCAGAGGTAAAGGCTGCCCTGCGCATCACTGACACCATTGATGACTCACTGCTTGAGATGGCTATCGAATCGGCATCTAGACTTCTAGACTCATACACCGCGCGCTCTTTCTATACTCAGGGATCAGCAACTGCTCGCTATTTCGCAGCTGACAATGACTTTGTTTGCCAGATTGATGATGCGACTAGCATCACCCAGATTGCGACCGATTTCTCGGCAGATGGCTCTTATGACACCATTTGGGCAAGCACCGATTATGAGTTGCTTCCGCTCAATGGGCGCATCGATGGTTTGGCTGTTCCTTACAATGGCCTTCGCGCCATCCAGGATTACACCTTCCCTTATCTAAATGGCGAGGGTCTGGTCAAGGTCACTGGTGTTTGGGGCTGGGCTGCTATCCCTATTGCTATCAAGCAAGCCTGTATCATTCAGGCAAGCCGCATCTTCAAGCGCCTAGACTCACCGCTGGGTGTGCTTTCTTCACCAGACCTCGGCTTTATGCGAGTTGGCTCTAAGCTTGATCCAGATGTCGCACAGTTGGTTGACCCTTATAAGATTGTGAAGTTTGCTTAATGGCTTCGATTGCTTCACTTCGCACGGGGATTGCCACTAACCTTGGCACTATCTCAGGGCTTCGCACTTCTGCAACCGGCTTTATCCCCGACAATGTGAATCCGCCTTATGCCATTGTTGCTCCAAGCACTGTGGACTATCACAAGAGCTTCAGCTCGGGTGGTCTAAATACTTACAACTTCACAGTCACTGTGGTTGTTGGGCGCGTATCTGAGCGCACTTCGCAAGCAAGCCTAGATGCTTATTGTTCCCCAACAGGGACTGCCAGTATCAAGGTTGCGGTAGAATCAGATAGGACACTAAGCGGAAATGCATATGACTGCGTAGTGACCGGCATGAGAAACTATGGATCAATTACCATAGCGGAAAATACCTACTTGGCAGCCGAGTTTGACTTGGTTGTTCAGGCTAACTAACTAGGAGAAATACAATGGCAAAGTTTGTTGCTACTGATTACAAGGTGACTGTCAATGGCACTAACCTTTCGTCATCGCTAACCTCTGTTGACTTGTCGCTTTCAAGCGATGAGGTTGACACTACCGCTTTCGGCGGCGCATGGCGCACCGTAACTGGAGGACTTCAGTCGGGTTCAATCACCCTGAACTTCAACCAGGACTTCGGTGCTTCATCTGTTGATGCAACCCTATTCCCTCTGTTCAATACCTCTGCAACTGTGACGATCACGCCTACCTCGGCGACTGTATCGGCGATCAATCCGAGCTATTCTGGCCTCTTTTTGGTATCACAATATCAGCCTTTCGCGAGCTCTGTCGGCGACCTAGCCCAGCTTTCAGTAACCTGGAACTCAGCAGGAACTATCACCCGCGCAACTGCTTAATTTCAGGTAGACTCTAACTCATGAAGATTAACCTGCGCATTGAGTTTGTGTCTGGTGAGTCGCAGGAAGTTTCTGCGACCGCCCCTGATCTTGTTGCTTTTGAGGACAAGTTCAACTTGAGTGTTACAAAGCTTGAGTCTGAAATGAAGTTTACTCACTTAGTCTGGCTTGCCTGGACTTCTTTGAGTCGACAGAAACTAACTAGCAAAGAGTTCGATGCTTGGTTGGCTGATGTCGCTTCAGTAGGGCCTGAGTCAGCCCCAAAATAGTCGGGCTTGGCGATAGTTCCGCTCATTGGTTTATCGCCAGCCTTGCTTGTGAGACAGGCATCGCCCCTCAAGTGCTTATGCAGGAGAGTGAGCGGATGCTTTGGACAATGGGCAGA